GCGGGCCGCGGCGATCAGGACGTTCATTCCGTACAACCAGCCCCATACAATCGAGCCGAAGATCAAACCTTGCAGGGGGGCGCCGAGCAGCGCAACGACCAGAGCAACGAGCGACGCGGCGGTCGTACAGAATAGGAAGCCGTGCAGACTCCGCAGGTCGTATCGTACCCTGCCGCCCTCAACCCAGAATTGCCCGCGTTCATAATTGGCCAAGGCACGCCAGTTGCCGAAGAAGTCTGGGCCTCGATGCCCGTCGAAACGCAACTGATCGGGGCCGCGGGCGGTGATCCGTTTACGCTGGCTCTTCAACAGCGTCCCCAGCCGATACATCGCGTCCCCCGGCGTCGCGTGGCGCAACGGTACCGATCCACGCAGATGCCAGAGCATGTCAAACATACCGCCAGCCTAAGGCGTTGGCGGCACAGCTGCAATTGGCGCCGCGCCGACAACACCGTCGAGCAACACCGCCCCTTGGTTCGTGTAAATCATCGGCTTAGCGCCGAGCCCATCGATAAGCGGATCATCGCCACGGGCATGCCGAACTTCGTCAATAGTGCGCGATCCGTTCCTCAGATCACGATCGTCGATCTCCGACTGGATTAGCGGGTCGATGCTCGTCGCCTTGACGAAGGTGAATTCCAGGTCGGTGTATCCGAACTCGATTTGGATCACGTCGTCGATCCAGCGCTTCATCCATAGCTGCAGCGGCTCGAGGCCCTCCTCGAGCGAGCGCTCCTGGTCCTCCATCGCGGTCGACCGGTTCATCTGGCGCACGAACGGGGTAGGGGGCAGCGAAAAGGCGAAGGCGACGATCCGCGCCAGCCATTCGTCGAACTCGTCCTTGATCGGCGCCGCCTTGAACGCCGTGAATTGAGATCCGTGCGGTCCCCAGATCAGCTTGTTCTGCTCGGCGGCATTGCCTGCGATCCGGTCATCGAACCATTGCTGCAATTCCTGGATTTTCGCCGCGTCCCATCCCTCGGGCGCGTTGAGCAATCCCGCCGGCACATTGCCTTCGGTGAAATAGCTCAACTGCGCCGCCTGACGCCGCAGGATGGTGTTGATCGTGACGACGATCTGCTCGACAGGCCCAAAGCCATAGAGGTGATGCGGCCGCACGTTACGCGGCGCGTAGAGCAGGTCGGCATTGGTCAGGTTCGCCCAGACGACGCCCTTAATGACCTGCTGATAAGCAACGTCGGTCGAGCCGCGCGGCCGCCGCCCGGTATCATCGACCATCGGGTGGATGGTATCGCCCGGCACGATCTCCAGCGCGATCAGCTTGCCACCGCGGTTGCGCCGTTTCTCGAACGCCGGCGCGTCGAGCGTCAGCAGGTCCTCCAGGCTTGACCGCATGAAGGTGGCAAACGGCGTGACGCCATCGGGCTTGCGCCAGAACTGCGTCAACTCGGCGATGCGCTGATCGTCGGCGATCTTGGCGGCGCCATCGACCGGTTTGATCTGCCAGTCGAGCCGCTCGACCTGGTCCTTGCGCGTCTCGATCGCCAGCCGCACCAGCTCGACATTGGCGAAAGCCCGCAGCGCCGGGAAGCCAGTCTGCTCGTAAGCGCGTGGCTGCAACGTTGCGTTGATATTGGGCTTGAAGTCATACCCGCGCACCGACTGCTGCACGACCGGCGTGAGCGGAAACCCGGGCGAGAACGGCCCCCACGCATTCTCGTTGCTGCTGTTGCCCCAACTATACGTGACATTGGTTTGCACGCCGCCCTTGGGCATCTGTTTCTCCTTTGGCCGTGCGCGAAGGCGCCGGATTCTGGCTGGTCAGGGTGGAAAGGCGAGGCATTGCGGCCTAAGTCTCCAGGGACATGGCCGACCGCGATCGCTGGATCCTCCGCATCAAAGAGGTACGCGCCGAGCACGGCGTCGGCTTAATCGAGGCGGAGCGTATCGTCTTGGCCGACGCCAATTGGCGGCGCTGGGTCGAGCACCAGATCAATTCCGACATCCGGTGCCGGCGCATGGCGCTTCGGCACATCAGGGAGTGGGGGCCCAGCGCGTTGATCGAGCATGACGGCGAACGCCTCAGCGTCCGCCATCGTGGTTAGCTTCGTCTCCGCGGCAACCGAATCTCGCACTTTGTCATGTGCGACAGGTCGCCCCGCGATTCCAACGCGCCATCTTCCGCCAAAGTGGTAAGACGCGCCGCGAGAACTAGGTCGCCGACTTGGTAAACGCCAGTGTCCGCGGTCTCAGCCAAGGTCGTGCCGACAATAAAGGCCATCTTCCGCCATTCTATTGGGGCGTTGCCCAACAAGGCATGATCGAAATGCGTTATCGGAGCGGAAATCAATTCATCGTCCTTGATGACACGCAACGGCGCATCCTCGGTTTTCAATCTTGCCCATTGGTCGTTGCAAATTGCGCGCTCCGCTTCGGACAGAGCCACGTCGCTCCCCAGCAAGGCGGCGATCTCTTCGGACCGCAGCACCGGAATACTGGGTGCGCGTATTACTCGGCAGGGCGTGTCCCCGATGTGCGACAACCACCAAAGAAAACCGGCGGCGACCTGTGCCACGTTAGTAGAATGCCACGCGACGATCGGTCCCCGCGCGGCTGCGGTAGCCTCGAGCACGGGCGAGTTGCGTCCAGAGACATCGAGCCAATCGTACCCCAACTCGCCTTCAACCCATGTGGCGCGCGTAGCGGGATTGTCGTCTGCGATCGGGCCGAAGCTGAAGTCGTCGAAGACACGGACGATCGCGTCGTTGCGACCCAGCGCACCCAGCGCGTATTGCAGCGTCCCCGCGGCGGAGGGATTGAACATCACGTGGAGCGGGGACTCGGTGGTCGTCATGCGGCCTCGATAGGATGTGAACCGGACGATAGCCACGCCGATGTCCGCTCGACGTCCGACGGCGGGCGATGCGAGATATTTGCCGTCCGCACCAAATCGAGGAAACCGGCGGACGCGATCATTTCCTCGGCCGGCCAGAACGCCATCACTAGCGCATCGGCCTTATTGGGCGACCTCGTCCCTTCCGGCTTCTTGTCCACCACCAGCTTCAGCGCGCCATTCACCGCGCGCGTCGCTTGGCTCAATTCCTTCCGTAGCGACGCCAGCCCCGGCATATCGCGCGGCAAGCTGATCAGGTCGGCGGGGTCATAGACCTCGCCCGCTGTCACCGCCTTGTGCGTGCGCTCGAAGCGCAGTCGCAATTGCCACCAGGCCTGTGCCTTCAAGTTCGCATAGAAATCGCCATTGATCGGCGTCTCACTATCCCCCGGCACGACATGCTCGCGTGGTCGGAGCGGCGCGGCACCGGCATTCCACGGCCGGAACGTAATCCCAGCGGGCAGCAACGCGCGCCCCTGCGCGTCCACTTCATCGCGCAGCCGGTTGGCTTCCGCCTTCACGCCTGCGCCGACGCCGATACTATCATATTGCAGCGCGACCGTTCGTCCGCGCAGCCGGTCGACCGCCAGCCGCGTCGCCTTGCCGACATCGCCTTCGCCCCAATCGTCGACCGAATGCACGATCGATCCCTTGGCTATCGCGAGCGCATGCCGGTCGCCACCTTCATCGGCCGGGTCTAGCGCCGCACGCCACGCGCCTTCGTCGTCGAAGCCGAGTGCGAGATGCGCGTCGATCGCGCTCGCCACCCAGTCGCCGGGGATGATGATCCCCTCGACCGCGGCGGTGTAATTGCGATCGACTTCCTGCGCGAAGACATGGAGCAGCCCGTCCGCCGCCGCCTTGGCGCGTCGCCCGGCATACCAGGCGGCGTCCTTGGCCGGATGGTCGCGCCAGTCCATCACGAACACATTGACCCGATCGGTGGCGAGCGCCGCACCCGGCGCCCATTCGACGCCGCTTTCGCGCCGGCGATGGAACACGTTGCCGGGTCCGTTGACCGAACTCATATCGATCTGGACATTGGTCGTGTCGGCCAACGCCGCCTCGATCTTCTCGGGCCGCTCGTAATGCGCGCTCTCGTCCTTGAAATAAATCAGCTTGCGCCCGCCGCGCCCGATATTGTCGCCAGACTCGCCGGTGATCGTGGCGCCGTTTGCGCGGTTGACGATCTTCATGCTCGGCATGTCGTCGCGCGGGTCGAACCCGGCGGGCAGCATCAGCCGGGGCAAGTGGCGGATGATGATCCGCATCTTCTCGAAAATGCTGTCCGGGTCGCCGATCCTGTCGACCAATTGCTCCTTGCGGGAACCCCAGCCCACAGCGGCACCCGGCCGGTATAACCACAGCCATATCGAGAAGGCGCAGGCCAGCCACGTCGCGCCCATATCGCGCGCCTTTTCGATCAAGCCGCTCTGCTGCGCGTCGACATTGGCCTGCAGGAACGCGACCATCTCGACCTGGCGAGGAAAGAGCACGAACGGCATCACCGTCGGCGCATCGCTCGCCGCCTTGCGCGGGTCGTACGTCACTGCCCAATGCGCGATCCATCCGGCCGGATCCTCGCGATATCGCTCGGCCAGCCCGGCACGCAGCCCGGCATCCGCCTTCAGCCGTCGTAACCGATGCTGTCGCGCGATCAGCTCGGCGACATAGTCCGGTGGCCAAGTCGGAAAGGCCGACGCGGAAACCGCGCTCACCCCAATTCTTCGCGATAGCGTTCCGCCGCCTCGCGCGCCGACATGTCGGGCGTGATCGCCTCGACGGCGCGCGTGCCGATGCCAAGCAGATCGGGCGCCGAACCTTCGCGCCGCCCCGCACGCGTCTTTTCCCACCACAGCATCGCCGTGGTGTTCCCATTCATCGCGGTCTCGAACAAGGTCAGCGCGATCCGCGCATTGGCGACTTCGACGCCCGCATCCAGTTCGGCGCGGCACCGCCGTTTCAACGTCGTCGCACTCATGCCCATGATCCGCGCGATGATCGCATAGGGCGTCCCGATCTCGGCGAAGCGCCGCACGTCGGCGCGCATCGCGTCGGTGATTTCGATTGGCGCCCGCCTGCTTTTAGAAGCAGCACCGGGAGCAAGTGCCGAGGCGGGGGAGGCCGGCCCGGCGGAGGCAGCAGCGCCCCCGGTCGGCGTTCCCGACCCCGCACGCTTCCGCTCCGCCATCCGAACTCCACCCGATCGCCATCCGTCCGAAGCGCCGGAACAACCCGCTCCAGCAACGTGCGGACGTTGCCCGACGAGTGTCCCAGAACGGGTGGATTTTCTGCGAGAAAACTGCGCGACGTCGTTTCGGTCGAACGCAAATTTGGATGATTGCTACATACACGTTTTTTCATGGCAGTCAAGAAGTTTTCACGTTTTGTTCTCATTTTCTCAAGTGGACGGAGGAGCGGTTGGCGCCGCCCCTCCATCCGATGCGTCAGGTTGTCGCCGCAGGCCCGAACCAGGTCGTCAGCGTCTCGGCCAGCCCGTCGTCATTGCCATGTCCAACCCAGGAGACATGCCCGTCGGGCCGGACCAGCACTGCGGTTGGAGCGGGCACCGCGCCGATCACCGGCAGCTCCCAGATGCCTTCATAACTGGCATCCAGCAGCTTCACCCGATCCGCCCAGGGCGAGATGTCTATCGCGCCCGGCTCACCCAGATTGATCAGCACCGGTCGTGCATCGTGCAGCAAGGCGAACACCCGCACCGGACTGTCGGCGGTAACCAGGTCGAGATCGGGCATCCGCCGCCCGAGCAGCGCGTGCCCTTCGCCAAGATCGTACTGCACATCCAGCCCCGACATCATCCCCGCCACCCGTCGGCGCGGTTCGTCCATGCCCAGCAGTTCGGCGACGATCTCGCGCAACGCGCCGGAGCGCTCGTCTGCACGCCGCAGGGCGACTTGCGCCATCGTGTTGCGCAGCACGCGCGCGGCGACCGGATGACGCTCGGCATGGTAGCTATCGAGCAGGCTATCGGGTGCCGTCCCCGCGGCGACGCGCGCCAATTTCCACCCCAGGTTCACCGCATCGTGCAAGCCGATGTTGAGGCCCTGTCCACCGTCCGGCGAATGGACGTGCGCAGCATCGCCGGCCAGCAAGATCCGGCCCTTGCGGTACGTCGCCGCCTGCCGCGTCGTGTCGCTGAGGCGCGAGATCCAGCTCGGGTTATGCACCCCGTAATCGGTCCCATAAACCGCGATCAGTCCCTCGCTCAGGTCGCTGAGCCCCGGATCGCCTCCACGCCGGGCCCGCTGCTCGGTGATCATGACGCGCACCGTCTTGCCGTCGTCCATTTGGCTCAGCCCGTGCAGTCCGGTTGCGTCTCGGCGAATGCCCCATTCGGGCTCCTCTTCCAGCTCGACCTCTGCGATCAGATTGCTGATCGTGGGATCCCAACCGGGAAAGTCGATCCCCGCCGTCTTGCGGATCAGGCTACGGCCGCCGTCGCACCCGACCAGATAGCCGGTCCGCAGCGAACTCCCGTCGGACAGCGCGATGTCGACGCCCGTTTCATCCTCGACGAACCCGATCACATCGCGTGCGCGATAGGTCGGCACTCCCAGCTCTTCGACCCAGTCAGCCAGGATGCGTTCGATATGGTTCTGCCGCAAAGCCAGTCCGTAATTGTGCCGGGTGGGAAAGTCGCTGATGTCGAGCCTGGTGAGCGCGAAGCCCGTGACCTGCATCGCCTCTCCAGCCGCCAGGAACCGGTCGGCGATCCCGCGTTGGTCGAGCAACTCGATCGACCGAGCATGCAGTCCGCCGGCGCGCGACCCTGCGAGTTGCTGATCGGCTCGCCGCTCGACGATCGCGACATCGGCGCCCGCCAGCGCCAGTTCGCCGGCCAGCATCAGCCCGGTCGGCCCGCCGCCGCAAATCACAATCGCGTGATCGACCGCCTTAGTATCGGCGTCCTCACGCAAATCATAGGTAGATGATACCGCCCGCATATCGCGTCTCCCTGCGAATCGATGGGGCAGGGCCTTTACGGCAAAAGGCGGGTCTTGAAGCAAGAGCCTTGCGGACTATATCTCGAAAGTGCGGGGGAGATATGTCCGCCGCGCACTCCCAAAATCTCAGCGCAATAAGTCAGGCGATCGCTCTACGGAGCAGCCTGGCGACGATCGTTCGCGACGCTCCGGACGGTGTCGGCGCAGTTACCGTTGCGTTCCCAGCAACTCTCCCGCGCCCAGCCGAGCGTACACCGCCTCGACATCCTCGCGGTCCACATCCCGGCGCGCCGTCGCCGCCATATCGGGCCACATCCGCAACGCGGTGATCAGCCGCTTGCGTGCCGTCCGCCATTGCATCCCATGCGCGTGCGCCAGTTGCACGAACGACTGGTCGCTCAGGACCATGTCGAGCACCATCGCCCGCGGCCGAGGGATCGCCTCGCACCATGCGCGATAGGCGACCTCCAGCCGTATTCGTTTCAATGATTCGACCAGCTGATCCCGCCCCGAATTGGCGAAGTCGACGCGCGTTTCCAGTGATACGGACCGAATTGACCCGGCGCGCCGGATGCGCTCCGCCACGCCGGCAATCTCTTCGGCTGCGGCGCGCTCGTCCGCGCTGATCTTGCCCAGCCGCTCCATCCGGTGGAGCGGCGATTGCCGCCGCCGCTCGGGCAGTGCGTTCGCCTTTTCATGCGTCTCGGGCGTGCCTTCATTCTTGTGCCGCCATCGCGCGATCATTGCCTCGTGCCGCCGTTCGGATTCCTCGCGTCGGTGCAGCGCAGCGGCAAGACGGTCGGCTGCGTCGGGCCGCGCGTCGCGTTGCGGAAGGGCCGCCAATCGACGTTCGGCGCTGGCGCGGATCATCGCGAGTCGATCACCCGCGGCGCCGCTATCACGCCGCTCGTCCACCTGCGGGGTGTTCGGATCGATATCCGCCAACGTCTTTTCTCCTGATGATTTCGGTGTTCGATTTTGCTGGTGCGAAGGCTCAGTCGATGCGCGGTTCGGCCTCTGGCGAGGGTCGAAGCGATGAGGGCACGATGCCGCCGTGGATCGGATCGGGATGGTCGCAGAGCGAGCGTCCACAGTCCGCGCATCTCGTTTCCGGTTCGCTTTTTGGCGATCCGCTGGCGCGTATGGAGCAAACGGGATTGTTCATTGGCAATAAATTGGACATATTGTCCAACATATCAACCGTCAGTTGGCGCTTTGTTATGGACCGAAGTCATGGTACAATTTGTCCATGATAGACCCGATCACGCCTGAGGAATTCGACGCTCTTTATATCGCTAGAGTGAAAGCGTTGCGCCAGCTCAGGGGGATGACGGCCGGACAGATGTCGACCCTGCTCGGCGTACCCGCCGAACGCTATCGCAAATACGAATCGCGCACGCCGATGCCGCATGCGTTGATGGAGCAATTTGCCTTGATCACGGGTGTATCGGTTGAATTTCTTCTTACCGGACGACGCGTGGCCGGGAAGGGACCTTACCCTGACGTACCCGGTCCGCACATGATCGAAAGATGGCGCGCCGACCAGCTAGCGAATGACGGCAAGCGTTCGCGAAAGGGCAGTTGATTTGGCCAGATTGTCCCATAGGAGGCCATGTCATGGGCGGGAGCAGTCGTCGATCTCGATATTGAATAGTTGGACAATCCGTCCCATATACGCATCTCATCACCCATTCGGTGAGGGAGCAATCATTGCCGCCTGCCGCTCTTCAGCCCTCGGCCGACCTCCACCCCGAAAGCATGCGTCTGCTCGCGATCGATTGCTGGACCAGTGATCCGGCGGTCGCTGCGTTGATCGACGCCGCGCGCGCCCTGATCCCGATCGCGGAGAGGCTGCGTGACTTGTGTATACAGCGTCCTTCGATCGATCGGCTGATCGCCGACGAAATCGGGGCATTCGTTTGGGAAACAATCGAAACGGGACGAGTCAACGTCTGGCAGCGAGAACCGCGAGCCAGCGGAGTCGTCGCCGCGATCTGGACCGAGCTGGAAAGCTTGCGAGCGCGCTGGATCGCCACGCGCTTGCGGTCCGAAGGGCTGTCGCCGGCCGCGCAGGATATCGGGCCGTGGTACGATCGATTGCAGGCGCTCGAAGAGAAAGCGCCGGCCGTGGCGGTGTTGTGGAGCAATAGCCCGGCCGCATGGCCGCGGTGAAAGTTTAGGTGCCAATCAATCTAGCGGCGCTGACGCGGTGCGTCCGATCTGGCGTGGGCGGCTGGTGGAGCTGAGGGGAATCGAACCCCTGACCTCTGCAGTGCGATTGCAGCGCTCTCCCATCTGAGCTACAGCCCCGCCCACGCCGCAAGGGCGCTTCCGCCCTTGGGAGCGCGAGCCTCTAGCGACCATTTTCCGGCTTTGCAACACGCGGTTTGCCTCGTCGGCCGAACAGGTCGCGCCCAACTGCCGGACAACTTCGTTAACCTGCATCAAGCAGCCGCCAAATTGCGGAACTGGCGGGCTTTGCGTCCCGT